CTGTTACTGCGCGGGCTTTGTAGATACTCGATGATGTTGTTGAATTTCTTTGGTGTGGTCTTGGTTTTTAACCACTCGGCAAATCCTGGCATTAGTTTAGCAACCGCAAAATCCGACACACTTGGGTCTTTTACCAAACTGTTGATGTAATCTACACATAGTTTAGGCAAGTCAGTAATTTGTAGTGTTCTAAGTTCAGCAGGGTTGAACAAGTGATTAATCGCAGAACCTTGACTAGCTACCAGAGACTTAAGTTCTTTGACTTTAGCAGTATCTTGTGGTTGTACATTTGCCGTTGGATGTATTGGTTCAATCAGTAATAAACCCGGAACTGGGTTTAATTTAACTTTACCCAATGCTTGTTTTGGTGCTCCTGGTTCCGCATACTGAGTGTGAATGGCAATACCAATTTGGCTTTGTTCTATGCGTTTTCCTAAATCACTGGCTACCGGAATTGCGTACTGTACTGTGTTGGGTTTAAAGATTAGTGCTCCGGCTTTTTCAGGTGGCGTACTGGTATACAGTAAATCGCCTTGAATAAATCCTTTGAAATTTTGCGGAGTTGCGGCTTCTAACAAAGGCCATAATGTCTTGTAAATCGGATATAGGTTTGCTACTCTATTTGCTGACTTGCCTTTTTCTTGGGCTTCAGCATCACGTTTAGCCATGTGCCCGCGGATTGCATCTGGACTTGTAAATAACCCATTATAGCCCACTGCCGTGAATCCTGCGGTGTCTGTAAGTACAAATTCACCGTTGGGTTTGCGCCCAAATACTACAGCGGGCGATCCGTCCCACTTCAAACTTACACTAGTTGTAGTGTTGTCTTTTAAATGAGCAATAACCGCCAACGCTTCTTTAATGCCAGCAGTACCGCGCCTAAATACCAAGTCTTCGATGTGTTCAATACCCTTGGCTTGTCCGCCTTGAACTTGTGGTTCTTCTGCTTCAACTAGCTTGCTCATGCCTTGATTAACAATTCGATCACGTAGCCTTGCTAGGAAGTTTATGTCACTTTCACCACGTGATTCATCTAGTGCGATGCCATTTTTGGCAAAGGTTGCTTTGGCATCGGCTATTTTTGCTTCGCGGTTAGGATCACCTTGAAGTGCTTGTAACATGGTTTCAACGCTGTACAAGTCTGCCTTACTGGCTTTTTTGTTCAGCATTATTTTTGCTATTTCATCTGGATCAGCTGACACTAGGTTATTGGTAGCACGATCTACTAAGCCCTTGCGAGTAATGATTTTATATCCTGACGCTTTGGCAATACTGTTGAGCATTATGTGCCTATCAACTGCGCTGTACTCACTTCGTGTGGGATTTGATATAAAAAACTGACCAATTTTTAAATTTTCCATAAACATGAAATCAGTTTGGACATAGCCTTTTTCCGGATTTCCTGCTATTGGCGTTTTAAAATGAATTTGGTCCCCACCTTTTTTAACGTATTCTTGTGGCTTAAGTTGATGACTGGTACACCATTGGCTAAGCTCTGCTATCAACTGGTCCGGAGAGATTTCTGTGGAATTAACTGCTAAATCTAAATCTCCGGAACTGGATTTTTTACCTGTTGATCCTAACCAACGCTCAGGATAACCAGTGTCAGGATCTATTTCCCCACGTAGGTCTAAGTCCGTTAACTGCTGTAGCCAATCGACAGTGGCGGGAATGTCAGTTTGATTAATGCGTTGCGTTAATGACTGACCTTCTTTATTTTTGAATACATTCCCGCCTTCTTTTAATATCATATGTAAGTCTCTTAGTAGGGTTTTTGCGCTGTCAATCTTGCCAACTCTTCTTCGTATATTTTAATCATACTGGCCGAAGTTCCGGGCAATGTTCTCTCACTTCTAATTTGTGAGATCACGTGATCTACTTTTGCGTTGTGAGCACTGGTTAAACGATTGCGTCTTGCTACTTCGATGAGTCGAGATTTTTCGGCTTCTTCGGCAATATACGCTTCTCGGTAATCAGCATCTTCTATCATTAAACGATTGTGCTCAGCCTTACGTTGTCGTTCAGCTTCTCGCTCGGCTAACTTTTGTTTTTCTGCATTTTTCGCGGCGATTTTTTGTTGCTCGCTAAAATAAGCTTGTAATTCCGCGGACCGTGGTATAGTGTCTTCATCTGCTTTTCCAAAAAAGCCTATGAAAAAATTTATAACAAATTTACAAATAAACCACGCAGGAATACCAAGAAGTAAACTATAAAATCCCACAGAAAAAATAACGCCCGCGATGCTAGAATCATGTGGTAACATAGACCCAGTAAAATAAAACCACATAGCCAAAAATACCAAGAAGCCAACCACTTGACCTTTGTCTGTAGCGACTTCGTTGTTCTTTTTCAACTCGGCCAATGATTTATTATACTGTGCTAGTTCTTCTTTAATGCTCATTTGGATCTCGTTTAGTGTTAATATGTGTATATTATACAATATTTTGGTATTTTTGTCAACTGTTGTAACAAAACAACAAAAAGTAGTACTTTTTACTACTTATTTAAACCCCAATGCTTTATTCACTACATCTTTGTTGATTTTACCCGAGGCTGCCGCTTGGGTTAGATCATTGATTGTATTGACATTTAACCCAGCTTGTTTCAACTGTTGGACAGCACCTTGCTGTGTGTAAGCACTGGTAGAACGTTGTCCTGCTTTAGCCGCTGTCATGGCTTGTTTATAAGTAACCGGTTGAGTTTTTGTATCAATTTTATAGCCTAGTTTACTCAACTTTTGTGCTTGCGCTTGTGCTTGTTTATTAATCAAATCCTGTTGTGATGATGCTGCCGCTTGTGGACTTGACAGTGCTTTGACTGCTTGCTTTACTCCGCGCATTACCCCGCCTTGACCTTGCCCACGGTTAACACCGGCATTGTATGCCCGTGTGGCTGTTGCTCTGGTAACAGGAGCTATTTTTTGAGCCGCACCTTTGATAGCAGAGCCTGTGGCCGCAAGAGCTTTGTTGCCAAGTTTTTTAGCTTGTGCCGCACCTGCCATCGCAGACGCTTGTTGTCCAATTTTTTTAGCTTTTGGAACAGCAGATCCTAAAGCATTTTTAACTCCGTTTTTAACGGAATCTAATATTCCCTCGCTTAAATCAGGCTTGGTTATTTCATGAATTCGCATCGCTTTTTCTCACTGTTCTTGTAAATTTCTCCGGGTCTCTCATTTTAATAGCATTTAATAATTTGCGATTTAAATTTTCTGCTTGGTCCGGTGGATATAACGTGTCAATTTGTTCTAACAATCTTATGGCACTAGATATTATATTAGATGCGCGATTCTCAATAATATATTGATTGTCACGCTCTAGATATAAATTATCTAATTCTTCAAAAATTGACTTTGTTTTCTTTTGCATTTTCTTAGACCTTAAAGTATTTATAGCTATTACCATAAATCATTTTGGTTTAATCTGTGATAGTAATTGTTTTAATTTTGTTCCCTCAACATCTGCTGTAATTTTGCCGGTTTCTGCGGGGGTGATTGAAGATTCAGCGGTAACACGACTTGGTGCTCTTATATTTTCATATATATTTGTAGGTTTACTAAACGAACTTACTGGACTAGCATCTTCAGGTAAGTCAGTGATACGCATGGTTTCGATATTGTATTCTAATTCAATCTTTTGCCCGGTTCCATTAGATGTTCGAGTCTTCATACACTGAAGTTGATAACGTCCACGCTCTTTCATTGCTCGGCTTGTAAAGATACCAAATACATTATCTGCTGTGTTAATTTTACTGATACCTCCTGAAATATGACTGTGATCAAATTCTGCTTCTTCTACGGCTGATCTATTCAACTGACTGGCAGTGACAAACAGTATGTTAAGTTCTTTGGCTAAATTTCTCAGTTCTTCCGATACGTATTTGTCCTTGATAAACAAATCATTGGGGCTAACCTTAGCACTGACTGGCATTAACAAGTCCAAGTAATCTACCATGACAAAATCAATTTTGATATTGGTTTGAACTTGTACTTCTTTGAGATAACTTCTAACGTCATTAACTGTACTTTGAGCTGGCAATGCTTTGATTCTATACTGTCCAGCTTTTCTACCGAACATTTTAACTTTTAATTCAGCAGTATCTAAGTCCTTGCGAATTTCTTTTGTCGACATGCCTGACAACATGGCATCAGTTCTAAGTCCACATAATTCTTCGCCTAGTTCTAAACTGATATAAGCACCGCTGAGACCTTGTTCAAGCCAACTGATGGCAATATTCATCATTACCAAGCTCTTACCGGATCCTGAACCGCCGGCAAAAATATTCAACTCTCCGCGACTAAATCCGCCGTAAAGTATTCGATCTAGGCTAGGCCAACCTGTGCTTACTTGGCCGCCACTGTTAAAGTATCGATTATTTCTATCCACTGGGCTTTCAAAGTAATCAATACCCATGTCTTTTTGCAAGCTGATTTGCACTGCATCTTTGATTAATTTCTCTACTGGCCCAAATTCTCCTTTTTCCAACAAATCATATGACTTGAGAATTGCCCGCGACAACTCTTCTTTTTTTGTAAAGGCTTCGAATTCTTCCATGAACCATTCGGTATTGCCCTCAGGTAGTTCAGGTAGTTGATTTAGTTTGACACCTGATGCCGCCACTACTTGCTCTAAAATAGGCAGTGACCCATGATTTTCATAGTGTTCCTTAATGAAGGTTGCGGCGCTTCGTACTCCTCGATCAAAATTTTCATCGTTGAAAATGTTTTGTACTCTTAAAAATGATTCAGCATCGTTTAACATCATTTCTAAAAAAAGCTTCTGTACTTCTACATTATATTCGTTTAGCAAGTTCTCGTCCTTTTATAATTATTTTGCCTTTAATAGTTTCTCTTGATTGTAATATAGTTAGCACCGTTGCCAGTCTACCCATAATTTTTACAGCATCATTCACATCCTTAACACCGTCAGGCCATTCAGGAAAACTAACTGGCCATCCTAGCTCCACTGCCTTGGCGATTAATGCCAATCCAGCTTGGTCATAGTCTGGTATTACCGTGATTTGCTTACCGCTGGCACGGATTATCTGTGCTTGGACATCGTTTATATCGTTGTGTAGCACTGCCACGGCATTGATAGACAACGCATCAAACACTCCTTCGACAACAAATAAATGTTGCCACGAAGTTTGTTGTAGGTCTAACCCAAAGACATATCCTGGTTGTGAATCTGATATGTACTTAGGGGCTCGAGCATCCATAAATCTAATGGTATTACCAACTACAACTCCCTTGTGAGTAAATGGTATTAATATCGATTTACCTTGCCTATCTTCGCTGTCAGGCGATACTCGGTAAGGATAACCATCAGGATTAACACTACGACTACACAAATACTCGTAGTAAGCATTATGCCGCGGATTGCTAGGGTCAATCAATTCAAAGCCGGCTGGTAACTCACGTTCTTCAAAATTTACAGGTTTTATTTCTTTGCGTTGCGTAGTAATTAAACCATTCATTACTCGATATCTCAAGCTGTCAAGATTAATTTGTTCAATTACTTCAGCATCAACATTCAACCACTCTAATAATTTTCTAGTTTTGTAAGTCAGCGATTTTCCCGGTACAAAGCCGGCTGTGTATCCACAGTTAAAGCAACTATAACCAAATCCTCCGTCGGCGGATAATTTCACACCGCCACGTCCGCGCTTATCTTGAGTGTTGCCGTTGTGATGACAGCATACCGCATTGAAAGAATACCACCCAGAACTTGAGTGTTTTCTTTTATGAGGCAAGAAAGATAAGATGTCGAACA